CGTTCGGTCGGGTCGCCCTGATTACGTGAAGATGGGCCTTGAGGGCAAGCAAAAGCTCAAGGAGCAACGCGAGTTTGCAAAGCTGATTGGCGGCGATATGGCTGCGGCTGCCCCCGCTGCCGCACCTGCGTTTGGTATGCCCGCTGGCGCTCAACCATCCGGTGATTACACCAGCACTCAAATTATGGGCCGTGTACCCGGCGTAGTTACTACGCCGATACCTGACGCTGCGCCAATGAATGCGCTGGCCCCCGCTGCCGCACCGGCTGCTGCGCCAGCTAACGCTTTGGCAAACGCCAATGCGAGTCAAATTCAGCAGACGCAAAAGCAAATCAATGACTTGATGCAGTTTGCAGCATTTAACCCTGGCATGGCTACTCAAGCGATGCAGCAAGCTAGGCTCTTGCAAGACCAGCTTGAGATGTTTTCGCGTGCAAAAACGCCTGAAACTGCTAAATTGGCTGACCGGTTTGTACCGGTTGGTAGATTGGTTTTTGACCGCGAAACGCAACAATACATTTCACCATCACAAACGCAGTTGGCGCAATCGCAGGAACGATCTGCTGCCGGTGGTGCTGGTGGCGCAGGCGCAGGCGCAGGCGGCGGCCGCGCCGCGCCGGCGGGCAAAGCGCCGCTTGGCTATCGATTTACACCGACCGGCGACTTGGAAGCAATTCCTGGCGGTCCAGCCGCAGCAAAACTTGGCGAAACGGCAGCAAAAAAAGACGAAGGCATGACGCAAGCCAGCAACATTCTAGATTCGCTTGAGGCGGCGTACACTGATTTGGAAGCGCGCAAAGCTATTCCTAGTGAAAAGCGAAATGCGGTTGCCAACACTTTGGCAAGCATTTCGGCGTCTGCACCTGGGCAAATTGCCGAACGAACTATCGGCACCAAAGCACAAACCCAACGCGATGTCATCGCCAGTTCACGTTTGCAGTTGCTGAACGCCATTAAAGGCGCAACCGGCATGTCGTCGCAGCAATTAAACTCTAACGTCGAATTGACAACTTGGCTTAACTCTCTGACGGACCCAAGTCGTAGCATTGAGACCAACAGGGAAATCTTGCAGAACGTGCGCCGGTTTATTGACAGCGGCGGCACGTACACTGCCAAACAAGGTGGTAAGCCTGCCCCTGCTGCTGGCGCATCAAACCTTGCACAAGAACGCGCAAATGCAAATGCGGCAATTGCTGCTGGCGCCCCGGCCGCTGCGGTTCGTCAGCGGTTCAAGCAAAACACCGGTCAGGAGTTGTAAATGGCTACCGGATATGAAGACCTGATTCCTGCTAAAAGCGCGCGTTCTTCTGGATATGACGATCTCATACCGAAACAGCCCGCGTCAAGCGGTATCCCCGGCCCACGGCAGCGCGGGTTCTTTGAAACCATTGGCGCGCCTATCGAAGCAATGTCTCAGGGCGTTATCAGCGGCGGCGGAAACGTGATGTTGGGCGCGCAGCGACTGCTGGGTAAAGGTCTGTCGGCCGTCGGTGCAGCAGACACCGGTACGTTCTTGCAAGAAGATGCCGCTCGACGCCTTGCTCAGTCGCAAGCCACGGTCGCACCGTTTAAGCAAGAGTTTCCGGTTTTCACGGGCGCAGGCGAGTTGGGCGGCGAAGTGTTGGGCACTGGCCCCGTAGGCATGGCGATCGCCGCGCCTTTGAGAGCAATTCCAGCAGCTGCACCGTTGGCGCAAGCCATTCGCACTGGCGGGTTTTCTGGCGGCAATCTAGCCACACGCGTTGCAGGCGGCGCGACTTTGGGCGGCGCTACCTCTGCGCTTATCAACCCCGAAGAAGCCGGGTCAGGCGCTATGGGAGGTGCGGTCGTAGCCGCTGTTGCGCCACCGATTGTCAATGTGTTGGCAAGAAGCAGTGGTTTTCTTAAAGATGCTTTTACCGGGCAATTGGCAGGTATCAAAGCGGGAAAAATTAGCCGTGAAGTAGCTGGCGACCGTATCGGTGCGATCCGCGCTGCGCTTGCCGCGGCACCTGATGACTTGACTGCCGCGCAAGCTACAGCAGGTATTCAAAACGATGCGTTGCAGGCGCTGTACAAATTCTCCAGCCGCACCGACGAAATGTCGATGAAATTGAAGCAGCAGGCTGCTGCCGATCTTGCAGACTTGCAACGCGCTGCCGGGTCTGCAAACGCCACGGAAGCGCGCAACATTTACGATCAGTCCATCAAACGCCTCAACCAGTTAACTGCCGATATGCGCAACGTCGAGTTGCAAGCAGCCAACCAAGCTGCTCAAACGGCAAACCGACTTGCTCCACAGTTGCAGCAACGTGAAGCGTCGATGGTCAACGCATTGCGCGGTGGTATGCCCACAGGCGCTGTTTCTCAACCTCAAGAAGCAGCTCGGCGAATTGGTCCGTTGGAAATGCAAGTAGGTAGACCCGCAGTAGGTCAAGCTGGTGCTGCATTGCCGGGTCAAGCTGTGGTTTCGCCCACCACCGAAGCCGCGCAACAAGCCGCCACAGCTGCCAAAGGTAAGCCCGGCTTCTTGTCGGCTGGTGATCGCGCAAAAGAATGGCAGGAAACGTCTGACATTTTTGCTGACATCGCAAAACAGCGCCGTGCCGAAGCAGGCTTTATCGAGCGTCAGATCGGCAGTTTGGAAGATTACGGCCTGCGACCTTTGGACGCTGGTTCGATCATTGGCGCAATTGACGCCCGATTGTCGCAACCAGGCCTACGCGCCAGCCCCAATGTCGTCAAAGTTTTGGAAGCGATTAAAGGTGATATTGCCAATTTGACCGCCAAAGGCGGCGGCGTCATCGACGCCAACGACCTGTACACCTTGCGCAAAGAAGGTATCAACGAGCGCATCGCGCAGATCATGGGACAGACAGACCCTAAGATTAGCGCCAAGGTCACACGTCGAGTGTTGGAAGACATTCGACCACTGATTGATGACGCAATTGAAACCGCTGCGGGTCCGGGTGGTCCGGGTTGGAAAAACTACCTCAAAACATACTCGCAGAACATGCAAGCTATCGACCAAAAAGCAATGGCTGCTGAAGCTGCAAAGTTGTTCAAGGATTCTCCGCAAGAGTATGTTCGACTTGTGCGCGGTAACAACCCAGACGCAGTGGAGGCCATTTTTGGCCCTGGCAGTTACGACATCTTCAAAGAGATGGGCCGCAAGATGCCTACCTTGGAAAAGGTGGCGTCAAACATCGAGCGTACCGCCGGTATGGAAACCGCAGCCAAAGAAGGTAAAGAACGTCTGGGCGAAGTTATCGCCGACGTGGGGCGTACGTTCCCCCGGTTCCCCAACTTGCTTAACCGTGAGACCGCCATCGGTAACCTTACTTTTTCTGAGCTGGAGCAGCGGCTGGACAAGAAAGTCCTTGCCAAGCTGCGCGAGGGCGCGCTGTCCGGTAAAAATGCGCTGGAGTTGCTTAACACTTTGCCCGCAGCCGAGCGCAGCAAAGTGCTCAAAGTGTTGACCGACCCATCAACTTGGCGCGCGGGGGGCGCGGCCGCAACTCGCGCTGCCACCATGCCCGCCGCGCCAACCAACAATCTTGCGCCTCAGTCCGAGAAACAAAACGCCCTTGCACGTTAATACAAATTAGTTAAAATACGGAACCTTTCATCATGGATGCAGTTATGGCCAATGAGATCGACCCAGTGAAGTATGGAGTGCTTTGGGAGCGTGTGCAGAACTACGAGCGCCGGTTTGACGAGATGTCCAGCAAGATGGACAAAATGGAGTCCAACGTCGAGAAGCTGGTGGCACTTGCCAACCAAGGCCGTGGCGGGTTCTGGGCTGGAATGGCTTTTGTTTCTATCATTTCCAGCGGGGTAGGGTTTGCCCTAAGTTGGATCAAGGGGCACTAAGTTATGGTTGACCTTACCAAAGCCATCGGAGCAGTTGCCGCAAGCGTTGCCGCGCTAGGCGGCAGCTACACGCTGGCCGACAAGTTTGGTTGGCTTGACAGGGCCATCATTGAGTGGTCGCCTGAGAACTTCAAGATCACGGCAGAAGCCGGTAAGCCTATCAACGTCACTGTTGCGCGGATCAAAAAGCGTGACGACTGCTCTGTCGAGAGTTTTACACCAAGCATTCGTGATGCGGCAGGCATGGTGCATGAAGCAACCACCACCGCAAGCAAGTTTAGCGGCCCAGCAGGCCCAGAAATTGACACCTTCACGTACCAGCTTACGATGGTGCAAAAAGAAAAGATCGCTGATGGCAAAGCCACTTTGCTGGCGACGATTAAATACAAATGCCCAGAGGGCGAGCGAGTGGTTCAGTATCCCCGCCATCCAAACCTAAGTTTTGACCTAAAGGGGTAAGCATGGACTGGCTCAAACAAATCGCACCGACGATTGCCACGGCGCTTGGTGGCCCACTAGCGGGCATGGCTGTGTCGGCCATCTCCAAGGCCATTGGGGTTGACCCTGACAAAGTGGGCGACATGATCTCCAACAACAAGCTGTCAGCAGAGCAGATCGCCCAAGTCAAGATCGCAGAGATCGAATTACAAAAGCAAGCCCAAGAACTTGGCCTAAACTTCGAGAAACTTGAAGTGGAAGACCGCAAGTCAGCACGGGACATGCAGGCCACCACTCGTAGCCTCATGCCTCCCATCTTGGCTGGCGCTGTGACTGTTGGCTTTTTTGCCATCATGACACTGATGTTTTTCAACAAAGTGGACAGCAACAACCCCGCCATCCTGATGATGCTGGGCAGCTTGGGCACGGCCTGGACGGGCATCATCGCTTATTACTTCGGATCGTCTGCTGGCTCCCAGGCCAAGACTGACATTCTCTCAAGAACAGCAAAATGAATTTAACACCCAACTTCACCCTTGACGAGTTGACGGCCTCCGAGTCAGCCGAGCGCAACGGCTGGGACAACAGCCCCAACGATGCAGAACTTGAGAACCTCAAGCGACTGGCTGACTTTCTGGAGCAAGTCAAAGTGGTGCTGGGCGGCAAGCCGGTTATGATCAATTCGGCCTTCCGGTCCAAGAAGGTCAACGACTCGGTGGGCAGCAAGGACACCAGCCAGCACCGCATTGGGTGCGCTGCTGACATCCGTGTGCCCGGTATGACCCCAGACGAGGTGGTGCGCAAGATCATCGCCAGTGGTATCAGCTACGATCAGGTGATCCGCGAGTTCGACCGCTGGACACACATCAGCATCCCCAACAGCGTGGACACCAGCCCCCGCAAGCAGGCGCTGATCATCGACAAGGCTGGCACCCGTCAGTTTGCGTAAAAGTACACGCAAGCCGCCAAG